ATCGACTTCCGCTATCGTGGTTTTCACGATGAGGATGTCAGCACGCACCATGCCTAACTGCGCATACTGGTGATCCACCGTCGCATTGTTGGCCAGCGCGTTCTGAATGATGGCCTCAATGTTTGTGTCAATGTCGCCAGTGAGGCGGTCACCGTCCTTATCCGTCAGGAAACCATCGCCGATGCTCTCCAGGTAGTCACCGGCGTTAGCGTTGGATTGTCCCTTAATCCAGCCTGTCCAGTCGCCCTGATTACCGGTGCGGTCTTGCAGGCGGGCACGGAACCAGAACTCCTGTCCCGCCTTCAAGCCGGTCATGGTGTGGGTATGCAGAGGGTATGGGATATCGGCCAGCAACATCGCATTATTCCCGCCGGCGTTGTCCGCATACTGAATTTCGGTTTTCAGCGTGTCTTCGGCCCCGTCAGGGAATCCCCAATCGAGCTGGATACCCCATAACAAAGGCGATGCCTTGAAGCCAACCGGCACCGGCGGCTTGCCTTCCTTCCCCTTCATGTAGGTTTCCGGGGCATTCGCCCAGATACTGGAAATCTCTGCCGCATTAATGGCGCGCACGCGGGCCTGATACCGGCCAGCATAAATGCCAGGTACTTCGAACCCCTGCGTTGATGTTCTTGCTGCCGGTATCCAATTTCCGTTATCTCGTCGCCATTCTGCCTCGTAGGCAATAGCGCTCTCAGCCGGTTCCCAGGTTACACGCAGGGTGGTTACCGCGATGTTCTGGTTGATAGTTGAGAAGCTGCTGATTGCCACATTCTTCGGCGGAGGTTGCACGCCCGGAGGGATGACCGTGATCGGGCGATCCTCGATGCGAGCGCCGGTATCGATACGCGCATATTTGTTCGGGTCATGCTCTATGGCTGTAATATCAAACGACACGCCATCTTCATTTTCTGTAACACCGGTAACACGGAATAGCTGAATCGCCAGATCGGAGGCATCAACAGCCCAGACACACTCGGCGACAGGCACTTCGCTATATTCAGTGGTCACCGTAACAATACGCCCGTTTACCGATTGAATCGTGCGAGCTTGCGACTTACCCGATGACAGGTTAACGATCAGGCGCTCACCCACTGCCGCCGATGACTCACGATCAAGGGTAATATTACGGCCAGAAACGGCGCTGATGCGACCGCCCAACGGTCTGCCAGCCAGCGTTTCATCTGCCACACCGATGATATAACCAGGCAACGGAATGTTACCGTCCATACCTACGGTAAAATTAATCACCCGATCTTTATCATTGGTCAGCAGCAACCAGCGGCCACGGCGGATAGCTTCGGTTTCGCGGGTGCAACCGATCGCCGTAATGTCAGCCTGCTTGATGTTGTAGCGGCGGATAAGTGCATTTTCAAACACCGGCGCCACTGCGTCCTGATAGCCGTTTGCCGGGTCAGCCCAACTGACCATCGCCATGCTGTAGTGCGTTTTCTCGCTAGCGCTGGAGTCTCGAAACTCCCCATCCTTCACATTGGCACGGGTGTAGGTGTAATCCAGATCGCGCGGCATATCGGCCAGCGCGTTCATGCTGTTCTTTGCCCAATAAGTCATGCCACGAAAGATGTTGGCGAAATCACGCAGAACCGTCCAGGCTTCTTCCTGCGACTGGATATAAGCATCACACAAGAAACGCGGCTCCAGTCCATCACCACCTCGTCCATCCGGCACCAACTGATCGCAATACTGAGCAATGGCGTACAAGTCGAATTTCGTCATCACCAGATTTTCGGCTTTGATGCGCTCGCCGATGCTGTATCGGTCGTTAATCAGAAGGTCGTAGAAAACCCACGCTGGGTTATTTGTCCAAGCCCACTTGAACGAGCCGTCCCATGTGCCGGTATAAGAGCGAGTGACCGGGTCGTAAGTGGTCGGTACACGAACGATGCCCATTTTTGGCTCACACGATACCGCTGGGATATTCTGGAACTGCTTTGCGTCAAACTGCACAAACAGCAATGCGGTTTCTGGATAACGCAACTTCACATCAATCAGCTCGGTAATCGACTCCGTAACCATTTTATCGGCGATGCGGTTACTGGTGCTGTTCGGTGTGAGACGCCGCACACGTACCTGCCAACCAGTCGTCGCTTTTGGCAGGTCAATCCGATGACTGCGCTCATATTTCGTTGTTGTCTTGCCGTCGATAGCGGTCTTCAACATTTCCTGATACGCGCCGCCATCCGTCGCCACGTCGATCGCATATTCAATCCGGTAGCCAACCACATCACCGTTATCTAATTGCTGCTGTAGTTGCTGCCATGAGAAGCGCAGGCGAAACGCCGATAATTGGGTATTCGTCAATGAGCGAACCCACGGGGTCTGGCTGGTTAACTCTGTGCCGACAGTGATCTCATTCTCTACATCAGGCATACCTTGAATATATTCCTGATCGGGTGTGCCTGGGCGAAATTCCCACTTCACGCCGGGAAAGTTTTGAGTGCCATCAGCGGCAACAATTGGCGTGCCATCAAGAAAAATGTTTGTGCCATCCAGTCCTCCCTCCCATTCCCCCTCACCCAGCGCCAAAAGGATTTTTGCGTAAGAGGTGGATTGCAAGGAATCGGGAGATTCGGTTGGGGTTGTGGTGTTGCTACTTCCCCCTTTGTTACCGCTGATAACTTTCATGGTTACTCCAGACATAAAAAAACCCCACCGAAGTGAGGCTTTTAGATTGGTTATTTGTTAAATATTATTCGTGTTGTTTTTTGTCACTGCTTCTGGCACATAACTAATATTAAGTTTAGTAACAACATTGGCAACATAAATATGCTCTAACTCAATTGTTGTTCCCTTCATATTCCAAATCGACTTAACACTATCTTCCCTATATGTAGGAACGCCATACTTTTGAGTTAAAAGAGATTCTATGGTTTTAAAGTTACTGTCGTTGATGAGATTATTTTCTTTCTCTTTAGATGAAATGTTCACTTGAACAAGTTTGTTTTCTTTATCAAAAAGATAAATGACTTCGTAGTCACTTGAGCCAATCTCAACGCTATCTATGGATACTTTACCAAAGCTATTAAAATACTTAACAGGTGTTTTTAATAAGTAGGCCCTTCCGTCCTCAGCTTCAACAACCTGTTGAGGTGACATCCCCCATTTTGACTTACCATAACCATCAAGTGTCTCCGCTCCAACACTAAATGATAGAAAAACAAACAACAATGATAATAGCACCCGTTTCACATTCATATCTCCACTATAAAAAATTCATGATAACAGAGATGGTGTTTGTAGCAAATTAGACAAGAATCTGCTTTAAGCGCTTACTGCTGATCTTCTGCATAGATTCCAGCTGAAATGATTGCTCCACCTATGCGGCGCTTGCCGTAGCCAATTGGAACGGGATTTCCTTGAGCAATGGTATTAACTGGCCCGCCGAATGCGTAGCTTGGTTTATTGTCCGGGTCTTCCCTTCGGGCTAATCCGTTTTGCATAGGTGAGAGCATTTGCACTACCCCCCCCAACATCATGGCACCACCTATTTGGAAACCATAAGTTGAGTAAGGGTTGCCTGGCGCAAAGTAGTAGCCAATAGCCGATGCGGCGACAATCACTGCACCTAAGATAGTTTGGAATACTCCAGCCTTTTTGCTTCCTATAATGATTGGCGCAATTCTGATATCGCCACGGCCAGTAAATTTAATTTCATCCAGACCAATATTCTTTTTCCCATTAAACACAGCAAATGTCAGACCTCTATTCTTTGCTGTTTGCAAGAACCGCTCGAAGCCCGGAATAGTCACAGACAAAGCCTTAAATGCCTCTCTGGGGGTGTCGATAACTAAACTATGTATGCGACCAAACTTTGCCCCCAGAACACCATATAAACGCACAGTCCTATATTCGTGGGTTACTTTATTCATATTAGCCTCAAAAAAAGACCGCTTAGCGGCCTTTGTTATTGATGTGGAGTCATTTTATCGTTGTTGGTTTTATATCAACGTTACCATTATTATCAGTAAACACCCTTAATATTTTATCTTCATGTGGTTTAATGGTAAATTCACGTTCTTGCCTTTCTTTCCCCGTTGAACATAATCCCTTACCTTCATGTGCAGCCCCCACCATCCATACGCCACTATTTACATGAAAAGTCACTTTCTCTTTTGTGTCAAGTTGCGCAGATCTTTCACCATTCAAAAACACTGTAGTAAAACAACCACCACCGACAAACCCACTATCTCTAACGACTGTAATTGCCGCATCCCCTTTTTCTGGGTTTTGGTATTTAAATATACGCTCTGAAGAAGCATTTGTAGCCTGGCTTACAGGAACAACTTCTGTAGAACAGCCAGACAAAATAGCTGTGGCAGCAATGGCTAGAATGATTTTCCGCATTTTGAAATCCCTTCTTATGTAGGATTCAAGATGATAGCAGATTACCATCGTACCGCAGAGTGATGATCGTCCGCGCCAGCCAGTAACCGCCATACGGCACGCGCTGGCTCATGTGTCCGTACATGTGGTGGATCATTACACCATCCCCCAGGTAAACCGCCGCGTGATTCGGTTCATCAGCGCGCACCTGCATAATGATTACGTCGCCGACCTGCATTTCACCGGATGCAGGTACAAACCCGGCCTCGCCGTAATATTTCATGTAGAGGTTTTCACCCCGCTCCCACCAGCCATCATCCCGTTCAAAATTGGGGAGTGAGATATTGCGCTCCAGTGCATACCAGTCTCGCACTATTGCGTAACAGTCCCAGAACCCATGCACGAATGGGCGGCCCAACAGCGGTTTTATGCCATTCGTGGGCATCACCTGCCGAATATCGCCCTCCGGCCAGCTGGCGATAATCCACGGCAGCTGTGACAAGTCACATTGTGCAAGATCAAGGTGGCTTGGTTGCGTCGTTGCATCCGGGTGGCTATGAACGATAGCGACAATATCGCCGCTATCCTCTGCCTCGGCGTAGTCCTCAGGTGCCATGCAGAATTGTTCCGTTGGCTCGGGGGCCAAATTACGGCACGGCACCTACC